AACTTTGCTGTACATCTCAGAGACAAAATCAGAAAAAGCTGCCGAAATTGCTTGTGCCCCGTCGCATAGACTTACAACCCCCGCTTTGTCGAAAGTGAGATTGTCCGCGCGGAGAAGTCCTTCAGGATCTCCATTTACGGCATCATTTGAAGGAAGCCAGCCTTTGGGCCAATTTACACGAGTTAGGTTCATTGGTTTTCTGTTACTTCAATTTGGTCACTAACTGCAATTTCAATGTCCGCCGCCTGGGGTTTTTCGACCTCTTCAGACATCGTTTAGATACCTCCTCAGATAGGGAAGAAAATTACTAGTCATTGCAATTGAAATTGTATCAGAGAGTGCAATGCTGTCAGAAAGGAGATTTAATTTTCCAGGGACAGCCAAAGTTGCTTTATCTGATAGCGCAAGCGCATCTGCCGCCGTGGTCGACAAATTTAAGAAAATAGAATTTAATGTATTCGTGGCGGAATCGGAGAGACTCAGGCTGTCAGGTGCAACTGTCCAGCCAGAATTTATACACAGACTGTCACCAAGAGCAAGGGAATCTCCTGTGCCTGGACTATTTGTATTTTGACTAGTTTGGAGATCCCGGAAATTAAGGAGATCAGAAACACTGACACCCAAACCACCAGCATTTAGTTGAACAAAAACTTGGTCAAGAAGAAGAATTCGATCAGGAGTAGCGAATGGGAGGGGAAACGGCAGAGCAAACTTTACTGTGTCAACAGCTACATCAGTAAAGGAAATAGAATCAATTGCAAGAACAGTTAGACCTAAAGTCGGGGCGGCAAGCGTATCTGTTTGGGATAGAACATCTACATTAAGAGTGAATGCAGTTCCCGGCTCAATAAGTTGCAGGGAATCCCGAACTGCAAGTGTATCCGCTACTACAAATGATGTTGCCACCGCCCCGCCTTTTAAGCCTTAATAAATTCGATGAAACTGCCATTCAGTTCAAACTTAAAATCGTTGTGAGCAAGAAGGTATTCGGAGGAGAGTCGCGGGTGAAGATTAAATGCAATTTTCGCACCCGACTTCGCAACACGAATCCATTCTGGCAAGAAACGGTCGATATCCAAAATGCAGTCCGTAACGCATACAAAGTCAAATTCGCTTGATTCGAATGGTAAGTTGTCAAAGGAAACTCTGTAGTCCGCCGCCCGATCATTTTCCTGTGAACAGCGAACAGTGGAATAAGATGTATCTGCAAGCCCAAGTTCAGCGCCAAGCATCAGGCATCTTTTATTTTTGTCGATTCCCTGAAGTCGCATCGGGAGTGAATCTTTTGGTAGAAGATATGCTTTATTTGCGTACACATCCCAATGCTCACAAATTACACTTGCATCACAATAGATTCCCGCCCCAACATCCGCTGCTTTCTTGAGAAAATACAGGTCCTCAGTCCACTCTTCCACTCGATTCTCGCCGTCTAGAAAATTGTCATCTTTGACGGTTTTGAACCAAGGTTCAGGAATCCGCTCGAAAAGTTCTGTTCGGATTAGAGTGCAGTCCATTCCAAGCCCAGTGCAGGGAAAGAACTCCCCAATTTTCCAATCCCAATAAGATCCTTGCCCGTTCCCATCAAACACAAGAGGGGCGGGCGGTGTGGATTTAGAACAGTAGACGCCACCAACGACATCCACGTTTGGGATATTTTCCATTCGATAAATTAACTGTTGCAAAGTGAAAGCGGGCGCCACAACATCGTCACCCAGAAAGAATAAATATTTGCATCCACGCTTCAAGGCCGCCTTTGCCAATTCATTCCGCGCAAATCCAATTTCCTTACCAAATACGATATTGAAATCGCAATTGAAGTTAATCGGCGGGGACATGGACTTAAAGTTCAAGGCCCATTGCAGAGGGACCGGGCGGCCAAGAGTCGGAATACCAATCATGAGAGCAGGACCGCAATTATGTGCTACTTGTTTTTCCATCAGATTTAAGCCTTTCGAGAGTAGTATTTATCCGATTTAGGCTAGCAAGCATATCCGCTTGGCCTTTCTCCAAATCAACAATTGCATCTGACTGCATGTCCAGCTTATCTTCTATAACTTCGATTCTGGTATCCCGAGTCTCAAACATCAGTTTAAGTTCAGGAACCCGCTGGTAAATAGCATCCAGTTTTGACGAAAGCTCATTTTTGAAGATTTCGATCGTGAGTTTTATCGCTTCCGTTGCCTCTTGTTTGGCAACTTCTCTTGCTTTGTCTTTAATATATAGAGCCAAGAAAAGTCCACACAGAAGGCAAATTGGACCTATAAAAGCAGACAGAACCCCCATAGATTCTTTATCCAGAAATAGTGTAAGAAATCGTAAGGGTATTCGAGGTAGTCTTGCTAAACGAAGTAAACGTAGCGTGTCCCAAAAGAGTAGCAAGATTGGACCCCGAGGTATTGAATAGGCCAACTTCGCCCAAAGTCGTATTTCCCTGTGTGGAATTGAAACTGGCCTGTGCTTGCCAAGATGGTGGATTCAGAGTCAAAGTTGAAGTGACCCAAGTTCCAACTGCAATACGAAGAACTTCACTTCCCAACAAAACGTCGGCGGTTGTCGGGGCGGTGGTGGAAGTTCCAATTGCAATCCAACCGATTGCTTGTCCGGTTAATTGGTTAACAGTTTGCAGTTGCCCAAGAACCCAACTCCGCCCCTGAGTTACAACCACATTGTGAATCAAACGTTCTTCTACAGTTTTACCATCCAAATCCTGCATTGCAATTCGGAGGCAACCACGAAGACGTACGCAATCGTTCATTTTTAAAACCTCTCTGCTTCAAAATTAGTGGGAAGAATTGGTCTTGGATAACGGTAAGTGTCATTAGACAGACTACCGTCGCCTACAGAATATTTCTTTGCAACAAAACAACCTTCATTGATAGCGCGAAACTTTTCAATCAGAAAATTGTATTTTAGCTGATAAAATTTGCTTGCATTCAGATTTTGTCCGAGTCCTTCGGCGGCAAAGGCTTTCCAGCAGACGTAGGCTTTTGAGATTCGTCTGAGCGCGTATTTCGGGAGAGAAATGGCTGGTTGACTATTTGTGATATCAGGTTCGCGGTAGAAGTCGATAATGCAAGACGGAGAATTAAACTGGGGGGAATAAGGATTGGGTTCTCCAGCAATGGTGAAAGTTTCTCCCGGTGTGGGATAAACTCTGATGTCCCAGGGATTCGTGGGGTGCATCGCATAGTAAAGCGGCCGTGAAAGTGACGTTTCAATGAAACCTCCAACTGTTGCAGGAGTAAGTAAAGTCAATTCTTCCCAAGATTCCGCATCCAAAGTTTTCCCACGCCAAGTAACTCGCCTCACTGTGCGAACGTAGGGCGGTAAAGTGTAAACACTCTGTCCGCGCTGAATTGGAATACATTCACGAACAAAAATACAATTAACGTCAACTGCAATCTGACCAATTGCATCTTCTTCCCAAGCTACAAGTTGTTCGTCAGTCCAGATTGGAGCAGAATTACTCATTTTAAACTCATGTAGCGGTCACGATTTCGCTGATTTCGCATTAGAACACGAAGATTTTCTAAATTATTTATATATGCCTTCAGACCTTCAGTCGCCTTACTGTATTCTTGAGCCTGTTCCCAAAGATCGGCAATCGAGTAAGTTTCAAGACAAGTAATATGCTCATCAGGTAAAGGTATAATCGTATTGTCCGCAAAAGTCGGCGCGGCTGCCCGGTAAAACATGATAAAATTTCCATAGGTCGCTACCGCTGGCTTCTTATAGATCGCCACGTATCGATGAGATATAGGGCAAAAATGATACGGAGTGCCATACGAAACATCCCAGTCAATTCGATCCTGATTGAATTTTTTTAGACTTCCAGGCCAGAGCCATCTACGAATTACTTTGTTGAAAATTGCCACGACACCCACATAATCAGGGCAAAGAGCAAGTAGATCATAATAAGTTGTAAATTGAGTGAAAGGCAATTCCACCGATTTATAAATACACCCGGTAAACGCCGCAATTTCGTCCATACCATCTTGAATCGAATCATTAAGTGATTGATCGTCATAATAGACAGTATTGTTAAAATGCTGTTGGAGTTTTTTGCGGACGTCTACACGAGTGCTCATTTCTATTTTCCGTAAACCTGTGCTATCTGTGCCCCGCGAGCATTCAAGAGTTTTTCGGCATCCGGGCTGTTGGAGTGAACAACATTTCCATTCTTTGAAGCCTTTTTAAGCCCAGGATTGAGTCTTTCGTCGTATGCTCGCCGCGCCACTGCATTTGTGGGGGAAATCGTTTCGCAACCAATGATGTGGGCGGTTTGGAACTTATCCGTAGTTGCAATTGACAAATTCTTTTTTTGGTCCGCCGCCCGCTGGCAGAAGAAAACGTCTTCCGTAAAATTGGTGCCAGTCAGAAACCAAGGGGCCTTGACTTTCTTTAGCAGGGAAGTCCTGATTAAGCAACAAGAGAATCCGATTGCATCCAAACCGTCTTCCCTACGGATAGAACCGTCCTTTCGGACTAGAGATTTATATTCAACGAGACGATTGTTTTTTCTACCCTCTTTAAAACTGAAAAGCATCGGATCGTAGGGATACCCACGAATCAGGGTGATTCCCGCGGCAATGTCTGATTTGAGATCTAGAAGGTGTTTCAATGCGTCAGCGGGAATGAACACATCGTCATCAATAAACCAAAGATATTCGAATCCGCCCTCAATTGCCGCCCGAGCTGCAAAATTCCGCATATTGTCAATCGACATGCGGCGAGGAGAACAGATACCAAAATCAAATTGAGAATAAGATCGACCAAGCCGATAGAAGAGTTGCATATGGTTTGAATAAATAGCCTGATTGACTTCAGTGAGAGTATTAATTCCAATTAGTATTTTCTTTTTCATGGTTTTCTTGAGGCGGGTTTGAAGTCCCCGCCCCCAGGAGTTTCAGTAATGGCTGCCAGAATATTTACATCATCCGAAGAAACGCCGAAACCATCTGAGTAACACTCAAAATGGTCTGCGACGAAATCGCGGAACCTGCGGCGGAAATCGAAGAGGCAAGAACAGCGGCCGGCATTTGAACAGATGCTCCAACAGAAGCAGCAGTCTGAAAACAATTGGAAACGGATTCCGCTTTGAGCAGAGCACCCGCGATAATGGAAAGAAAAGCATCCGTAGAAGCGGCGCGAGTTCGGAGCAATTTCACATTGG